AGATCATTACAAATTCAAAAATATACACCAGAAGATAAAGGATACCCTGCTGTTCATTTAGAGGCAGGTCCAGATCATATAAAGAAATATCTTGCAGTGATATTGTATTTAAATACTATAGATTCTGATTATGGTGGAGAAACAGTATTTCCTATGTGTGGTCGAGCTATAGAACCATATGCAGGAACTGTAGTTGTATTTCCAACAGGAATTCCCTTCTATCATTGTGGTAGGCCGTCTAAAATAGACAAATATATCATAACTACTTGGTTTGAATTTATGTAAAAACTTGAATCCGCCGGTACCCTTTTGTTATAATGTATACATAATGAGAAAACGCGAGATTTCAATTCAAAATTCAAATAAAGATATTCTAGCCAAACTCATGGCAACCGAGAACATTACTGTTCTCCACAAAAAAGTTCCAACAGCATATTTTGATGTTCTAAATAGAACTCTTGTATGTCCTATATTGAAAGATGATATGTCAAGTGAAATGTATGATCTTTTCATGGGACACGAAGTTGGACACGCATTAAATACTCCAGTAGAAGGGTGGCATGATTCAGTAAGTGAATTGGGTCCGATTTTTAAAGGATATTTAAATGTAATAGAAGATGTCAGAATTGAGAAAGAAATCAAAGCGAAATATCCTGGTTTGAGAAGGTCTTTTTATACAGGATACAGAGAATTAAATGATGATGATTTCTTTGGTCTTTCAGACAAAGACATTAACGATTTAAATTTAATAGACAAAATAAACATTCATTACAAAGTCGGTTCTTTTGCAAGAGTTGAATTTACTGATGAAGAAAAAGTCTATCTTAAAAGATGTGATAACTTAAAAACTTTTGAAGAAGTTATGACATTAGCTAAAGAACTTTTTGAAAAACAAAAAGCAGAAAACAAAGACAAAATAGAGTCAATGACTCAAGATGAACTTCAATCTTTGATGGACGAATTGGGAATTGAACCACAAGAAGATGGAAATACAGAAATTCAAGTTCCTAGTGAAGAAGGAGAAGAAGAACAAAAAGAAGGTGAAGAAAGTTCTTCTACTGGAACAGGAGATAATGAAGAAAATGAAGAAGAAGATGAAGAAGGAACAGGTGATACTGATTCAAGCGATGCAGATAATGAGAGCGATGAACAATCAGAACAAAAATCATCTAGTAAAGGAAAAACTCCAGAAGAACAATTAGAAGATGAATTAAATAAATCTCTTACTGATGAAGAATTCAGAGAAAATGAAGGTGATTTACATGCTTCTGATTACAGAGCTCACGAACCTAAGTACTACGAATTAAAAAATAGAATTAAATACAACAATTTCTTAATTCCTTGGAAAGAGATTGATGATGTTATTGAAGATAAAGGTTTAGATAGAACCAACATTCACAAATATACTAAAGACTTTATTGATAGCAATAAGAAAATCATCAATTATATGGTGAAAGAATTTGAAATGAAGAAAGCCGCAGCTGACTACAAAAGAAGTAGGTCAGCAAAAACAGGTGAACTGAATATGGACAAGCTTCATCTTTACAAAATAAAAGATGATATTTTCAATAGAATTCAAGTTGTTCCAGATGGAAAAAATCATGGAATGGTAATGATCATTGACTGGTCTGGATCCATGAGTGGTTCAGTAAAACCAACATTAGAACAAGCAGCATTACTTTCAATGTTCTGCAGAAGAATTCAAATTCCTTTTAGACTTTATGCATTTTCAGATAGTTATAGTAAAAGGGATAACAATGAAGAATACGAGATTTATAGAGAGAAAAAAGCATTAGCTAAAACTAGAAAACAAAAAGCAATAATCGAACAAGAATATTATGATCGTAATATTTCTAGAACATTTGGTGAAAATCCTTTTAATGAAAATGAAGAAAAATGGGATTTAGGAAATTTAAATCTTCTTGAAATTTTTAGTGAAAAAATGAGTAATTCAGAATTTGTAAGAAGTATGGAAAATTGGTTTGAATTAGGATTTCATAATGATGGTTTTGATTATTACTATGAAAACAAACACACTATGAATTTTGATAGAAAGTTTATTCTACCATATGGACTTCACTTGGGTGGAACTCCATTAGATCATTCAATAGTTTTAATGAGAGATTATTTACAAGATTTTCAAAGAGATTACGGGTTGGACATTACAACTTTCATAGCATTAACTGATGGAGAGAGCCATACTTGTGTTGGAAGTTATGATTCAGCCTTGGTTGATAGAAGATATAATAAAGTTCATAAATTGAGCCGAGGCTATCGTGGTTCAACAAGAAGTCTTTTGAAATGGTTAAAAGAAACAACAGGTGTAAGAACAATAGGGTTCTACTTGACAAAACCACAAGGACAAAGATTCTTCTATGAAGTTGAAAGATTTGCAGGAGTTGACTGTTATTCTTTTGAACAAGAATCCCTTGATATGAGAAAAGAATTTAATAAATTAGCAGTAAGTATTGAAGAAGAAAAAGGTACTTACGATTTAGCAATACTCATTAATCAAAACAAAATTGATATTGATTATAATGAAGATGAACTTCAAGTTGATGTGGGTGCTAATAAAGGAGCTCTAAAGAGAGCTTTAGTGAAAGCAGGAAATAACAAAATGCAACAAAGAGTGATACTTAATAAGTTTGTTCAACAAATGGCGGTATGAAGAAAAACTTGAATCCGCCGGTACCCTTTTGTTATAATGTATACATAATGAAAAAACGCGAGAAAAAAATATGATTAAAATTACGGCACAACACGAAAAATTCATAAATGCGGCATCGGAAGTTTATCCGGGTCAGGCAGAATTTTCGTTATCACAAATAAAGAAAGTAATGGCAGAAACCGGGTGTCCAAAACCTTCTTGGTTGACTAAACCAAAATTCAGAGTTGGTCATGGTCTGTATTCACTTGAACTAGCGGGAGTCGCTGTTCAAAATAATGTAGTAGAATTGCCAGTTGGTCCAACATCAGCGGGAGCAGTAAATGTTCTTCAAAGTGATGTAACAGTTATTCCAGAAGCAGTTAAAGAATATGTCCCATTTGGACATTTCAAAGATTTAAAATCAATCCTTCAATCAGGATTGTTCTTCCCAGTTTTTATAACAGGTCTATCAGGAAATGGTAAAACCATGATGGTAGAACAAGTCTGTGCTAAACTCAAAAGAGAATGTTACAGAGTCAATGTTACTATTGAAACTGATGAAGATGATTTAATAGGTTCTAACACTTTAGTTGATGGAAATATAGTTTTCAGAGAAGGTCCAGTTCTCAAAGCAATGAGAAAAGGAGCAGTTCTTCTGATTGACGAAATTGATTTAGCGTCAAATAAAATTATGTGTCTGCAATCAATTCTTGAAGGAAAAGGATACTTAAACAAAAAGACAGGAGAGTATGTTTCTCCTGAAAAAGGATTTACAATAGTCGCAACAGCGAATACAAAAGGTAAAGGTTCAGATGATGGAAGATTCATCGGAACTAATGTTTTGAATGAAGCTTTCTTAGAAAGATTCTCAATCACAATGGAACAAGAGTATCCATCAAACGCGATTGAGAAAAAAATTCTTATCAAAGAATTTGAAAGATTAGAAATTACTGATCAAGAAGATTATGTTACTAACTTAGTTACTTGGGCTGATGTAATTAGAAAATCTTTCTTTGAAGGAGCGATTGATGAATTAATTTCAACAAGGAGATTGGTTCACATAGCACAAGCTTTCACAATGTTCAAAGACAAAATGAAAGCGATTGAAATGTGTGTAGCAAGATTCGATTCTGAAACTAAAGCAACATTCCTAGACCTTTATACTAAAGTTGATGAAGAAGCAGTTGAAGTTCCAGAAGATGATATTCCAACTCCAACTGATGAAGATGAAATAGAATTTAATGAGTTCGCCGACCCTGATAATTCTCAGGAGGCGTTTTAAAAAAGATTACCTCGCGTTTCCCTACTCAAATCTGATTCTAAGAAATGAGTAGGGAAATTTCTCAAAAGAAAGGGGTATTGAAAACAATAAATAATGATTATGACTGAATATACAGATAGGGTTGATAAAGTAAGAGAAAAATTAGCAGCAGAAGAATGGGGTAAGAAAATTAAATATCTCCATTTCAATCAGGGTATTGAAGAAATAGCTTACAACAATGGTAAAAAGAAATTTACTAATATTAAAACTGGAAAAGTAAGATACACTTATGAAAAAGATTATAAACTAACTTTAATTGATAAATTTTATAGAGCAATGGCGGACAAAAGATGAAGAAATTTTTTAGAGAAAATCAAACTACAATTATAAGTTTATTTTGTATTTTGGGTATTTTAACTGCAGAAACTGCAGCAGTTATAGGTGCATTTAGTTGTGTACTTGTTTATGTTTTATTTAAAAAGATACTAGGATTTTAGTATGGCAGAATATGTATTTGCACAAGCAAAAGACAATAAAGGATTGTACTATTATTTGATGGCCGAAACAGTAGAAGAAATTTATGGATACTGTGACGCGTTTAGAACAGTACCAAAGGGTGGACAAATGGATTTGTTTGAGAGAGAAGGATTATCAATAGAACATTGGGCATCTGATATAACCCCAGCAATGGCACAGAGTCATTTTACTTGGGTTGGCAAATCAAGAAATCCATATAGAGTTTCAAGACCTTTTGATTATACAAAAGGCAAGACAATAGTGAGGGATACATTTTAATGGAATTTTTAAATAATTTATTTTGGTTACCAATCAATTCAATGGGATTGATTATTAATTTAGGATTATGGGCTTTATTAATTTATATAATTTATGAAGCTATTAGATATTGGAGAAATTTACAATAGGGGGTTAATTACCTCGGGCAGGGGACAGGAGTTCGAACATACGAGGAGCTCACTTTATTTATACTCTTTATGGATAGACCGGAACACCATCCCCGCCAGATTTTTAGGAGAACATTATGAAAATACTATTGACAAAAATATTTTTAGGAATTATGCTAGTAGATGAATTCATAGTTTTAATATTAATTACACTTGGAATATTATGATTTTATATTTAGAAAAACAATTAGATGATGCGTACGATATTTACAGGCGACATCAAATAAAACAAGACGCGGCATTTGTATCAAAAGAAAATTTTAGAACAATGTTTGAAGAAATTATGGAAGTGGTGTATAGTGAACCAGAAACAGAGAGAAGCACTTAAAGAAGCATTAGTAACAGTAGGCACAGGATTCATTATAAATTGGCCTATTAGTATTATTTTTTTATATCTCTTTATTGATCTATTAAAATTAGATATTCTTACTACATCAGTTTTTATGACATTTGGGTTTACAGTAGTTGCTGTAATAAGAGTCTATTTAATTAGAATGTGGTTTTCACAAGATGATTGAGAAAGTTGAAAAAACAGAATATGTTTTTACAACAGATTATACTAATGTTTTAATTGGAGATATTAGTATTGTAATTGGATTAATGTTGTTGACTATATTCTGGAAAGAACAAAGAATTTTAATGTTAGTTGGGACATTGTTGTATGGTTTATTTGCGACATTGTGGCACTTCCCACCAGGACTATTGACTTATTAATTATGAAAGCAGAGAAACATACAGGACCAGCGAAGTGTTGGAAGTGCGGTGTCTATATTGAAGATGATGTTGAATATATGTTAGTGTTAGATATGATAGGAAGGCCTTCATTCGATGCAGAACAATTTATTCAACCACTACCAGAATTTTGTATGAGTTGTTATGACAAATTGGAAAAAAAGAATTAGTACTATGGGGGGCTGTAGCTCAGATGGGAGAGCGACTGGTTTGCATCCAGTAGGTCGTAGGTTCGATCCCTATCAGCTCCACCAGGATTAGATTATGAATATTATTGAAAAAAGAGAAAAGAAATTTAAACAGATAATGACAAAACAACAGTTGATGTTTATGAAACATCAGCCTGATCCTTTTGAAGAATACAGAACAGAACTTAGTGAGTTTAATGGTGGCCTTCAAAAGAGATACAAGTTTCCAAATGGATATGGTGCTAGTGTAATTTGTCACATGGGAAGTTATGGAGGCCACTTAGGTCTTTGGGAACTGGCAGTAGAACTACATGGCATTATAGTTTATGATACATCAATAACTGCAGATGTAATCGGACATTTAAAAACAGCAGAAGTACATAAGCAGTTAAAAGCAATAAAAGAATTATGAAGAACAAAACAAATCCAGTAAAAAAGAATATGGATAAATTCCATAAACCGAGTACACATAAAGATAAAACAAAGTACGATAGAAAATCTAACTGGCAACAAAGACCCGAAAATGTTTATCAACCATTTAATGGTGGTAAAGGTGGATAGTGCTTGACACTACAGAGATTCGTAGTATAATAGATATATGAGTGAAAAAATTGATTATAAATTTAGTGAAGATACTCTAATTGGTGAGCTTGGCCAATACATAGAATCTACTTATAGTCAACACTATAACAAAAACAAATTTCAAGCAACAGAATTCATCATTGACGGTGGACATGGAGAAGGCTTCTGTATAGGAAACATTCTCAAATATGCTCAGCGTTATGGTAAGAAAAACGGCCATGATAAAAATGATCTTATGAAAGTTTTACATTATGGCATCATTGCACTTCATGTGCACAACTTAAATAATGGAGAAAGTGAAACCAATGAATATAAGTCCAGAAACCCTTGATATACTAAGGAATTTTTCATCAATCAATTCAGGGTTGACAGTTAAAGAAGGAAACGAACTGAAAACTGTATCAGCCATGAAGAACATCTTTGCGAGAGCAGTAGTATCAGAAAATTTTGATAAAGAACATTCAATATATGATTTATCAGAATATTTAGGTGCTGTATCATTATTCGATAGTCCGAATTTTGAGTTCAATGCAGAGAAAGTAACAGTTTCGGAAGGCGAAAATAGTGTTCAATACTATTACGCGGATCCTCAAATGGTAATATCACCACAAAAAGATATTACAATGCCAGAAGCTGAAATTTCTTTTGATATTGATGAAGGTATTTTAGATTCATTACTCAAAGCATCTTCTGTTTTATCATTGCCTGACATGGTATTGTCTAGTGATGGTTCTACAGTTGTTTTAACTGTTAAAGATAAAAAGAATTCAACTTCAAATACTTTCAGTAAAACAGTTGCACAAGGTAATGGCTCTACTTATGAAATGTTTCTTAGAATGGAAAATATCAAAGTTATACCAGGTGATTATACAGTCTTTGTATCATCAAAAGGTGTGGCACAATTTACAAATAGGAAATTAGCTCTAGAATACTTTATAGCATTAGAACCAGATTCAAATTATAACGAAGGTTAGTAATGAGAAAAGAATTTTTATGGGTTGAGAAATACAGACCTGTAAATATCTCTAGTTGTGTTCTTCCTACAGAAACCAAAAAGATATTTATAGATTTTGTAAATAATAGCGAAATCCCAAACTTACTATTATGTGGCACTGCGGGTGTTGGTAAAACAACTGTTGCTCGTGCTTTGTGTAATGAGTTGGGAGCCGATTGGATACTTATCAATGGTTCAGAAGAACGAAACATTGATACACTTAGAGTTAAGATAAAACAATTTGCTTCTACAGTATCATTAACAGTTGATGGTGGACCCAAAATTGTTATTTTAGATGAAGCTGATTATCTTAATCCACAATCTACTCAACCAGCGTTGAGAGGTTTTATAGAAGAATTTTCTAAGAACTGTAGATTTATATTCACTTGTAATTATAAAAATAGAATTATTCAACCACTGCATTCAAGATGTAGTGTTATAGATTTTACGATTGAAGCGATACAAAAACCACAGATCGCCAATCAAATTTTTCAGAGAATCCTGCAAATACTTAATGATGAAAATATAGATTATAATGAAAAGGTAGTTGTAGAAGTAATTAATAAGTTCTTCCCCGATTTCAGAAGGATGTTGAATGAGATACAAAAGTACTCAGCTTCTGGAAAGATTGACAGCGGGATTCTCGCCAATTTAGATGATGAAAGTTTAAATGAACTGTTAGGATATATTAAAGGGAAAGAATTCTCTAATATGAGAAAATGGGTTGGATTGAATATTCATAATGACCCACAATCAATTTATAGAAAGATATATGATAGTCTGTTTACTAAAATGGAAAACAGTAGTATACCACAAGCTATTATTATCTTATCAGATTATACATATAAGTCAGCTTTTGTAGCTGACCAAGAAGTAAACATGGTAGCATGTTTAACAGAGTTAATGATGGAGTGTAAAATAAAGTAATGTATAAATCAACAAAATATTTTAAAGAGATAGGACCATGTGCTTATCGTAATCATAAGTCAGATACAGACTGTTATCTATTACATGGATATTGTAGATCGTTTAGATTTGTATTTGGATGTAATAATTTAGATAGACAAGGGTTTGTAGTTGACTTTGGTGGACTGAAAGACATTAAAAGACAATTACAAGAATGGTTTGATCATACAGTTATTCTTCAATCTGATGATCCTTTAGTTTCTACATTTAGACAATTACAAGAACAAGGCCAATGTAAATTACAAACATTTCCTACAATTAGTAGTGAAGGTTTAGCTGAATGGACAGGAGAATATGTTGATTCGGTTCTTCAAGAAAAATATAAAGGTAGATGTTGGGTTATTGAGAGTGAACATATAGAGGCAGAAAAGAATAGTGCTATATATTATCCACAAGAAAATCCAGATAGACTTGATTTTGAAACATTAGTTGAACTTAACAAAGAGATTTTATCAGGAGCTTTACCACTATAATGTTATATTCAGAGATATTTAGAAGTATACAAGGGGAAGGTATTTACACAGGAGTACCAACAGTCTGGTTAAGATTGTTTGGTTGTAATCTTGAGTGTAATGGGTTTGGTCAGAAAGATCCAACTGATCCTGATTCTTATATATTACCTTATAAAGATATTGATTTGATTGATGTAAAACAAGTTGAAGATTTGCCTGTATTTCCTTATGGGTGTGATTCATCTTATTCTTGGTCAAAGAAGTTTTCTAAACTTCAAAAAAGAGGTACACCAGAAGAAGTAGCGAGCGAATTATATAAGTTGATGTATAATAATAAAACTCATGTTGCATTTACAGGAGGTGAACCTTTAATGAAAGCAGGGCAAAAGAATATTGCAAAAGTTTTAAATGAATTAGATGAACTTGATGACCCTATAACAAATGTAACTTTTGAAACAAATGGTACAAGAGCTATGGGAGAAGAATTAAGACAAGAAATTTTAGCAAGACAACATACAACAGAATTTTTCTTTTCAGTTAGTCCAAAAATATGGAGTACTAGTGGAGAGAAAGATAGAATATGTCCAGATGTGGTTCAAGAATATTATGGGTTATCATTAAACGGACAATTAAAATTTGTTTGTAATGGAACAGATCAATCTTGGGACGAAATAGAAGATGCGATTGCATCATTCAGACATTCTGGAGTTATGTATCCAATTTGGATTATGCCAGTAGGAGCGACAGAAGAAAGTCAAGATGAAATAGCAGCAGAGATAGCTGAACAAACAATGGATAGAGGATATAATGTATCAGCTAGAGTTCATTGTTATATTTGGGGGAATCAGATTGGTACCTAAGATAGACAGAGATAAAACTTTACCGAAAGGTAATGAAAAATTGTTCAAAAGGAATGAATGGATTTCATCGGACCAAATGGATTGTGAGACTAAAGTTTTGAATCTTCCTTTACTACATGAAGCTTTTGATAGGATAGTTAAATGGCACATACCTATCCAATATACAGCGTTCTTGTCGCTATGTACAGCGACTAGACCCTATTATCATAGTAAGAAATGGGCACAATATCTTTATCATTTCAAAGGTAAAGTTGATATGATTGTAGTATCGAATGGTGGGTTTGTACCAGAACAATTTTGGGAGAGTTGGCCATTTTTAAATTACGAAGCTGGACCACATGAGGACGATGCATTATATATGAAGGTTATGTATGAAAGAATGCATAAGTTCTTTAAAGCACATGACTACAAGTATGTCATAGCCAATTTCAATCCACGACAGCGGAACTATGGACCTGCAGAGGAGTCTTTAAAGGAGTTAAAACAACAAGGACACATTGAAGATTATGTTTTGACACCAAGTGCGGAGTTATATAAAGAGGCTCAACAAGATGGATTTAGAGGTCCAAATGGGGCTGGAGATATGTTTCCAGATTTACATAAGTTTGTTTTGAATGATCTTATTAATGAAGTAGAAAGATTTGGTTATGATAAAACTAAACTACCAAAAACAATTTTTGATTTATGAATATAGAAGTAGAAAATTTAGAAGATAATGTATTAGTAATTTTATCTGGTGGATTGGATTCATCAGTTGCAACAATGATGTTAGTTGATAAGTACGGTAAAGATAATGTTCGTGCTTTAACATTTGATTATAATCAAAAACAAAAAATAGAATGTTTGAAAGCTGCTACTTTTTGTAGAGAGTTAGAAATTGAACATACAATTTTAGATTTATCAGTATTGGGAGAAATAGCAAAACCATTATCGGCGAATATAACTGGAACAGATATAGACATGCCGAACATTAAAGAAGTGTTAGGTGATCCACAACCAGTAACTTATGTTCCATTTAGAAATATGATTTTATTATCTTTAGCATTATCACAAGCAGAAGTACAGAATTGTAATAAAGTTTATACAGGACTACAGGTTCATGATGAATATGGTTATTGGGATACAACACAAAAGTTTGTTGATTCAATGAATGCTGTTGCAAAACAAAATAGACAAAAAAAGATAGAGATCGTTGCTCCGTTTAGTGAAATGTCAAAGGCAGATGAAATTGAGATAGCGATAGAGTTAGGACAATTTGATTTGTTACAACATACAATGACTTGTTATGAACCAAAAGGAGTGTTGTCTTGTGGTAAGTGTCCTTCATGTGCAGAAAGGATTATGAATTTTATGAAAGTGGGTCGTAAAGATCCAGTACCTTATGATATAGAAATTAATTGGGAGTTATAATGTGTGCAATATTTGGAAGTAAAAACAGAGACAAGTTTTTAGAACTTGCAGAACTTAATCAATACAGAGGAAACTTTGCTCATTCAACCACTGTTTTTCAAACAGGAGCGTTTAAACATTATCGTGATGGAGAAACAATTAGTTATGTAACAACTAATACAGGCCATGGTGATTTTGTAGATAATATAAGAATGTCTGATGATGATATTCTTACAATGACATATTATTTGGGTCATGTTCAAGCACCAACTACAGATAGTCCAGATACTCACCCTTCTAAAATTAATGGTGATTTATTATGGCACAATGGTATCATAAAAGATTATCAAGTTAAAGAATGGAAAGAATCATATGGTCAACTTGATTGGGATACTGAATTATTACATAGACATATATTACTTGGTAATGAATTAGATAATGTAGATGGAACATTTAGTTGTGCGAGATATGATAAAGAACAGATTTATCTTTTTAGGAATGAAATTAGTCCTTTATTTTATGATGAAGAATTAAATATTTCATCAACTAAATTTGAGAACGCAGAAGAAACAGAATCAGGTGTTATGTATAAAATGAATTTACATAATAGAGAATTAGAAGTTATGTATAGATTTGAAACAAAAGAGAATCCATATTATTTTGGATAAGGAGTATTATGAAAACAGATAAACGATTAGGATTAAAAGTAAGAGATTACTTGATAGCAAATGGTGTAGAAACACCAACTGATGAAAATACATTGAGTAGAGATGAAAAAATAGAATTAATAGATGCTAGTATGCATACTGTCATTCAAGTTCTTGGTCTTGATACTCAAGATGATTCAATTAGTGGAACAGCTACTAGAGTGGCTAAGATGTGGGTTGATGAATTATGTTATGGTTTAGATTATAATAATTTCCCTAGATGTACAGTTTTTGAAAACAAAATGGGTTATGATCAAATGGTTGTTCAAAGAGATATTACAATGCATTCTTTATGTGAACATCATTTTCAAAACATAAGTGGATTAGCACAAGTAGCTTATATTCCAAATGGAAAAGTTATAGGGTTATCTAAATTAAATAGAATTGTGAACTTTTTTGCAAGGAGACCACAAGTACAAGAAAGATTAACTGAACAAATATTTTATGCATTACAATGTATTTTAAATACAGAAAATATTGCAGTGTTGATTGAAGCTGACCACTATTGTGTTAAAGCACGAGGTTGTAGTGATCAGAATTCTAGTATGACTTCATCTAAGTTAGGTGGTTTCTTTTTTGATAAGTCAACAGTAAGAAATGAATTTATGAACCTAGCGGTTAAATAATAAAGGAGATAATTATGTACGGAGATAGTACTTTAAGTGTAGGCACAGAATTTCCAGCCTTCACCCTTTCTGGTGTAAATGGAGATAATGAACTGAAATCATTTAGCTCAGAAGATATAGAAGGCTGGTCAGTCTTTTATTTCTATCCAAAAGATTTTACATTTATTTGTCCAACTGAAATAGCGGCAATGGATCGTTTAGTAGATGAAGGTGTTAATGTTTTTGGATTTAGTGGAGACAATGAATTTTGTAAATTAAATTGGAAAAAAGTGGATAGTCAAATAAGAGAAATAAGACACCCATTGATTGCAGATAGTGGTCTTTATCTTTCTCATGATTTGGGTATTGTTCAAGATGGATTATGTTTAAGAGCAACTTTTATAGTTGACTCTAAAGGAATTATTCAACATATTTCAGTAAATGCTTTAGATACAGGTAGAAATGTTGATGAAGTTATAAGAACATTAAAAGCCTTGCAAGCGGGTGGATTAACTGGTTGTCAGTGGAATCCAGGAGATGATTTTGTTGCATGAGTAGATATAAACAAACAATAACTTATTCTCCCGATACTGACGGAGCACTAAAAGCTATTGCAGATTTGAACTATGAAATGAGAAATCCATATAATGATGGATTTACTGCATCTAATATGAAAGAAAACCTAATAAAAATAAAACATGAAGTTGAAAGAGCATTAATGGATGCTCCAACATTTACAGGTGAATCTCAAAGATGAAATTTGAATATGTAGTTTCTGGTTTAACAATGGGTATTGATGATCTCTATTATAATGCAGAGACAGCTAAACCTTACATTCATAGAATGAATGAAAAGATTATCAGTATGGATACAAAATATGATAATCAAAATATGTCAATTCTTTTTAATGCTCATACAGAAAAAAGACATGGCGTAACTATGAATGATACCATGAAGGATAGTTGGAATAGAATATTCGCAGATAGTGGTGGATTACAATTAGCTAGAACTCCAAAAGGAATTACACCAGAAGTAAAAGATAAAGTTTATAAACATCAAGCTAAGTATTGTGATGTTGCTATGATCTTTGATCTTCTACCTGTTGAGTATGATTTGACGCTAACGGGTGGTAATTCTATGAAAGCATCTTCTGTCGGTAGAAGATTTAATCGAAGTGATATAGATAGATGTGCTGAAGAAACTAGAGAGAATGTTAAACGACAAATAGAGATATTTAAACAAGAAGATTCTAGAGCTAAAATTATGTTAATATCACAAGGTGCTGATGTAGATTCTTGGAAAAGATATATTGAAGTTATTTGTAAAGGATTAGATTATGATGAATTAACAACAATGTGTTGTGGAGTTGCTCCTGGTTCTCAAGCAATAGGTAATCATTTTGTTCATAGAATGGAAATGATTTATTCAATAAGAGAATATCAGGTACCACCTTCTTTAAAGAAAAATATTCATTTATTGGGTGTTGGTAATCCACAGGCGTTGATGCCATTTTTAATATCACCTGAGTATTTTGATTTTGTAGATACTGTTTCTTATGATTCTAGTTCACATGCATCATCTTGGTTTTTTTCAAGATATAGAGATAAAAACTACATACAAAGAACAATGGATATTCCTGCTACAAGTAAAAGGAATTTACAAGATATTGTTCATAATCAATTATTACCTATTGTTGAAGATATAATGAATGATCATCAAGAAGCTTTTGCAGAATTCAATGTTACAGACCCAATGGATTTAATTAATAATTCAACAAAGTGGTCAGTTGATAATACAGAAAAATTAAGAAAGTTTATTAAACCTGGTGGTTTAGAAGGATATCATTTATTAGTTTGGCATTGGGTTATGAATACTATTCAACATTTTATGGACGAATTAGATAGAAGAATTCAGAATCCTGTTGATGAAACTGGATTGTCAAATATAAAAACTTATGATGAATTTACAAGATATTGGTTGCCAAGACAAAGAGCTCCACAAAAAGTTCCAGAACATTGGCCAATGAGATTAGATGTATGACAAATAAATTATATTATAGTTGGCAAGATTATGAAGATGATATCCATGATGTTAGTCTTTTAGACTTTGATCATGTGGTCGGGATATATAGAGGTAGTTTACCAATGGCTGTTCATATATCAAATTTATATAATGTACCAATGTCTATAGTTGGTATGCAGACTAGAGATGGACAAGATAAAAAACCATATTGGATTCATAATGCACAAGAAAAAGATTATAGTAAAGATTTGTTTCCAGAGATAAGAAGTGGTATTCAATGGGAAGAAGGTTCAAGGGTATTAATCGTAGATGACATCTATGACACAGGTTACACAATACAGAAAGTTATAGAATTTATTAAAAAAGAAAGAATAAGACCATCTGCAATGCCAACAGTATTAACATATTGTTTGTTTGGTAAACCGAACCCAGATGGAACTGTTTATAGTCAAGAGCACCAGGATCTTTGGATAGTTTTCCCATGGGAAACAGTTACTTCTCACACTAAAGAAAATTCTTTTTAAAATGAATCCGTTTGATTTTGTAAAATCTATAACTTACACAAAACAAGATATCATGCATGATTTAAATGAATCAGAATATGAGTCTTTTTTAATTAATCGTGCTTTGTCTTATTATCAAGACTGTCTTTTATATGCTAACGAAATGAATCGAAGATTTGAACTTTCCAGTCGTTTACAATATCATTATTTACTAAATACAATAAGAAAAAGAAAAAGGTTTGCCAAATGGGTCAAACCTGAAAAGATTGACGATTTGAAAATCGTTATGGAGTATTACCAAGTATCCCGATCCAAAGCAGAAGAATATTTAAATATTTTATCAAACAGAGAAGTCGAGCATATAAGGAAAAAAATGAATAAAGGTGGTGTGAAATGAGTTATGACATAGATAATATGTTAGAAATCTCTTTCAAAGAAAATGATGACTTTCTAAAAATTAGAGAGACATTAACAAGAATCGGAGTAGCGTCTAGGAAAGACAGAACGCTTTATCAATCTTGTCATATTCTTCACAAAAGAGGTAGATACTATCTGGTTCATTTTAAAGAATTATTTGCTTTAGACGGTAAAGAATCATCAATAACAGAAAACGATATAGCTAGACGAAATGCAATATCTAGATTATTAGAAGAATGGGAATTACTTTCCATTGTCAATGCATCACAAGCACAAAGTCCTTTAGCCCCAATGAGTCAGATTAAAGTT